AGAGAAGCGTCCGCTGTAGCCTGGTCAGCCATCGCCTGCATCGCCTGAACCTGAGCCACCATCTGCGGGTCAGGCTGGGGCTGATTGCCCTGCGCGTCGGTCTTGTCCTGATCGGTAGGCGATATCACGCCCGCAGCGACAAGTTTCTTGCGCATCCACTCGTGCAGGTCGCTCATGCCCTCGCCCTCAAGGTTGCGCACCGCGTACATCCCAAGCACTTGGGCGGTCTGCGGATCAGCCTGCGCAAACATTGGTAGAAGCTCGGTGACGGTACGCACGACTGCCTGCTTGCGTGACTGAGAGGCCGGACCTATGCTAACGGCCACGTCGAAGTTCGCCTCTTCTAGGTCGTTGGCGCTCACTTGGATGCCGTTGGTCATCATGGGCTGCTTAAGCTTGATGCTCGAAACACCGCCGGAGCCGTCCAGCGACTTCATTTCACGGCCCGCTTCCTCGTAGACCTCTTTGGCCATCGAGAGCCAAATCTGACCGGCACGCCTGAGAGCCTTCCCGAAGTTGTCGGTGAAGATGTAGGTCTGCATATCGACGCGGTTGGCTGCCAGCATCGCGGTCTTCTCACCGATGTTGGAAACCATCTTGTCTCCCTGCCCTTGGTTGCCAAGAACCTCAAGCAGGTCGTTGTTGGTCATCTGTACAATGGCCGCCAAAGCCGGTGGCACGTCGGGGCTCTTGGTGTATCCCACCGGCCCCGCAGGTGAAATCGAGCCGTCGGGGTTGGCTATGGAGTTGATCAGCAGGTAAGGATAGTTGCGGATGTTGTCTTCAGACCACATTGTGGTGTGCCCGGCCATTTGCTCTGCGGTGAAGATAGGCTTCTGCACGGAACTAATGGCTGCAATTTCGGCAAGCTTGGAGACCTGCATGTTAAGCAGCCGCTGTGCGTCGGTAGCCAGCCTCACATGGCCCATGCAACGCTCGACGTTGTCAACGAACCAGCGCTTGCCGTATACCGGGACAATCGGGATGTGCTGCCCCGCTATGATCCCGCAGTCCTCGACCACGCGGGAGCCGTTCATGATGTACTTGTGCACCCGGCGGCGGCTGAGCTTCTTGGTCTCAGTGAGCACCGAGCCGATGGCCTTGAGTTCTGCCTCTAGTCCCTCTTCCTCGTCGAACTCTTCCTGATCGTAGCTTGTCTCGTTGCCACCAAGGTCTGTCCAAATCTGCACGCCCTCTTTCGACTCTTCGACGCGGTAGTACTCAGCCACGTAGATCACGTCTGGCGTCGACCAGTCAAAGAAACTCTGGCTGACCACCTTCTGCATCGAAGTACCGTGGGAACTTATCCTGTCGTCAGGCAACTCGCCCCAAGTATCCTGGTAGTCTTCGTGGGTCATAGCGTTGAGCACCCAGCAGTGCTTGGCGTCAGACTTGTCCATGCGCTTGGCACCCAGGTCAAAGAACACGCTGGAGTCGGCATCAACAATGGGCTCGATGCGAATGCGCTGCCGGCCGTCGGTGTCGTCGTACTCCTCCTCCAGCTCGGCCCGGAGCCTGAAAGCACCGAACCCGCCGCCCACCGCTTCCTCAAAGGCGTTGTCGTAGGCTTCCTCTGCGCTTGAGTCCTGCTCGTCAGCACGAAACAGCCCCTGACAGGTCTCGGCAAGGTCTGCGGCGTCGTTGCCGTCTTTTGAGATGAACTGGACGTCGATGCGGTTGTTGCGTCGCTCTGAGACGATGCGCATCACAGCCAGGTGCACCTTGTTGATCTCAAGCTTGGGTTTGTTTTCAAACTGAACCCCGAGGTTGCCTTCCCACTGGGCTCCGGCAACGCTGTAGAAGCGCCGGTCCTTGAGGCACTGCAAGCGCTCGTTGCGCATGGATGACTGAACGGAGTTGAACAGTTTCATGGACTCATCGTGGACTCGTGCCAGCTTTTCGGTCTTAGACAATGCCATGGCTAGGCTCCTCCGTTGGCGGCTTTAGCCATCACCAGCGGTACGAACGGTTTGACAGGGTTGTGCTTGCGCTTGGGCCTTGGGTTGAGCAGGTCGTGCCAGAACCAACGGGCTCGAAACTCACGCGAACGTGGCGAGGTCCCTCTGACCTCCGACATCCAGCGTGTCTGCTTGTCGGTCAGGTTGGCGTAGAGGTCACGCGCTAAACGGTCCAGATCGTAGTTTGACATCTTCACCAGCTTGGATTCAGCAATGGGCCGGAGCCACAGCTCACGGCAGATGGAACGGTAGGCACGTAGCAAAATGATGCGGTCGCGCTCAGCTTTCGGACCCTTGGCGTGAATGACCATCAGTCCCTCCCTGTAAACACAGTCTACCAGTTGGCTCCCGCTCGCGTGGTACGCTTTGTTTACAGCAGGACAGACTGCCCGGTCTGGCTGACCGAGATACATATTAATCGCCGCCGTCACCCCCTTCGGCTCAAAAGGGGGTTTTTCCATGCCCAAAAGCTTTTTTCACTTTCCCTGTTGACAACCCATCATGCTGGGTTTATTATGTCTTCAAGGAGATCAAACATGATCATTTCAAACATTCACAGCGCCAAGTCCACCGTGGAGGCCCAGTCATGACACTCATCAAGAGCAAGGACATCCTGCACAAGGGCACGACGCAGGGCACGGTCATCGTGCGTGTCGACACCTATGATCACAACGGCAAGACCATCGAGCAGGATGTGTGGGCCAACCTGCAGACCGGGGCCATCGACTGGTCGCTGGGCGACATTCGTGTTGTGGAGGCGGTGGAATGAGCATGGTTCTTGAATACGCCAAGTTGGAAGTCCGTCGATACGAGCGCAAGGTCGCCGAGATGAAAGAGCGACATATGGAAGAGCTGGCCGAGCTGGAAGCGAATCTGGCCCAAGCCAAGCGGGAGCTGGCCGAGGAAAAGAAGTACGACACGCTCGTGAGGTCGTGGTCGTGAGCATCGTCTGCCCCCACTGCGGGGGCGAACTGATGCCCGAGGAGCTGAAGAAGCTTTGGGCGCAGTACAACGGCAGCAAGACCACCGACGCCAAAGCTGCTGCTGCCAAGGCCAACGGCGCCAAGGGCGGTCGTCCGCGCAAGTTCACAAAGGAGACCAAATGATTATCGACGTGATGTTTGCACTTACCGCTGACGGGGACAGCAGTGGCTTGTCGTTCGCAGTTGATGTTGACGTTGCGCCACACACTGGCGATGTCTTCTGGACCAGCGCTGAGTTTGACAGACTCGTTGAGGCAGAGGTTGCGAAACTACCAGCCCCAGAGCGCCAGCGTGCAACGTACCAGTACGGCGGTGCCGAGCACATCTCAGTGGAAGATTACGTCCACGTCAAATGGGCCGCTTGGGACATGAGCACACATCGCTGGCGCATCATGCTCGACACGTAGGGTCACCAGTGCGACGCTGTCGGAATCGCGACCACCTTCGGCGCCTGCCGGGGCTCGCCCACCATGAGGTCTGCGTTGGCATATCGCACAGCATCAAGGCAGTGGTTGTCCTTGTCGGGGAACTTGCTGACCACATTGCCTGAGCGGTCTACCTCCAGCGCGTAGTTGATAAACTCCTTGGCCGCTAGCGGGCACCTGGTCGGGTCGATCACTATCTTTTCGCGCTCCTGCAGCCACTTGACCCCGAACTCCACGCTCCCCGGCCCCTTGCTTGCACCGCGAATGCTCCAGCCATACTCCAGCCTCATCTCGTCGATGCTCTTGGGTTCCGCTGAGTCTGCCGTGGTCAGGTGCGCTTTCCACTCGGCCGGCACGTTGTCGTTCAGCGCCCGGTTGCCCATGCCGATGCCCGACACCTCGCCAGTGATGTACAGCGTCTTGCGCTTGCGGTCGTAGGCCGTGCGCACCATGCACACCGGGTCGACCGCGTAGCCCCAGTCCAGCCCCTGCCTCACCTCATCCAGCGCCGCTATCTCCCCGTTGTCCATAGCTCGGAGCTCAACGTTGCTGAACACCTCAAGCCCGGTGCCGATCTCTTCGCCCAGGTACTCGTGACGGTAGGCTTCGGGCTGCACCTGCTTGAGGTGCTCGGCGTCTACTAGGAAGCGCTCGCCCAGCCAGGCCTTGATCACGCTCAGGTAGGTGCTGTGATGGACCAGCCGGCGCGGCTTGGGGATCTTCACCTCGACGTTGACCCAGCTCCGGGCCGACTTGGGCGGGTTGAACGTGTAGAACGCGATCTGACCCGTTGCGCCCTCTCCCCGGAAAATGCTCTGGAGTATGACGCGGATCTCGTCCATGCCGCCGAACTGGTCAACTTCCTCGCACCAGAAGTACTTCACGTACCCGAAGCCGGGGTTGATCGACTTGCCCTTCTCTGGTGAGTCTGCGCCCCGGAAGAAAATCTTCTGCCCGGTGCGCTTGTGCGTCGCCTGCATGGGTGAGGTGCCGAAGTGCCACAGGTGATGGATGCCAAGCTTGCGCGCGGCCCACTCCATCTGGCCCAGCACCGAGTCCCGCAGCTCGTTGTCGTAGCGCCGGGTGACTAGAGCGTGCGCCTGCGTGTCAGCGGTCAGCCCCAGCATGATCTCCACACTGGCGTAGCTGGACTTCGTCGAGCCGCGTCCACCCTTGGCCCACAGCTCGTCGACCTCGCCGGCCTTGATGGCCCGGTGCACGTCGTGAAACGCCGAAGCGATCAGCTCCGACAGCACCACGCGCTCAGCCACGCCCAATGTCGTCCACGATGGTCACGTTGCCAGAGTGTTCGGTCACCTGGGTTTCCTTCCAGCCGGCCTGCGTCTTGAGCCAGAAGATGCTGCCCGTCGGGTTGCCGCCGAACAGGCGTTCCTCGTGCGACATCCGCAGCTTCATCACGGCCTTTTTTAAGATCCAAGAAAACTCAGCCCCGTATTCCTTCCTCGCCTCTTGGTC